CACGCTACGGCGATTTCAAATCAAGTCGCGGGTCGGCTGATTACGAGTTGCGTGAGGGGCTTGCCGAGGTGAGAGCCAAGGTTCGGTTTTTGGCGCGGAACTCAGGTTCCATGCGCCGCTATATTCAGTTGATGTCTGTCAATATCGTGGGCGAAAGCGGGTTCCGCTTGCAGTCACGTGTTCGTCAGGCGGACGGGTCGGCTGCTACATCACTGAACAAGCGCGTGCAGGACGCATTCGCAATGTGGTCCGAGGCACCGACTGTGTGCGGGCAACTGCACATGATTGAACTGTCGTCGCAGGCGGTCAAGACGTTCGCACGCGACGGCGAGGTGATCTGGGAGTTTGTCACCGGGCCCCAATACCCTGACGGCATTGCGATCAACCCGCTCGAAGCAGACATGCTTGATGAGACGCTGAACACAACGCACCCGCCCACGAAAAACGAGATCCGGATGGGTGTCGAGGTGGATCAGTATGGACGCCCCGTCGCGTACCATTTCCTGACAACACACCCCGGTGATCTGACATGGTACAGCTACCAGTCGAACCGGCGGTATCGCCGCGTCCCGGCTGATCGAGTGATCCACTTTTTCGAAAAGTCACGTCCCGGCCAGACACGCGGCGAACCACCTGCTGCGGCAATGGTGCTTGGCGTGAAGATGCTAGACGGGTATCGCGAGGCGGAAACCATGTCTCGCCGCCTGCGTGCGGCACTCATGGGTTTCTTCGAGAACCAGATGCCCGAGACACGCGGGATCTCCGAACTGGCCGACGACGATGACGACACTGAAAAGCCAGATGACGAACCGTTTGAAATGCAGATGGAACCCGGTCGCCTCAAGCAACTGCCTCGCGGTGTGACCTTCAAGGAGTTCTCGCCCGGTGGATCGCAAACCGACTATGCTGATTACGAGAGCCAGGTGAAGAAAGACATTTCAATGGGGCTCGGGATCAGCACCATGTCGCACGGCATGGAAGTGTCCGGTGTCAGCTACTCAAGTGGACGCACAATTATCACCGAGGATCGGGATTTCTACAAATCCATGCAGGGGTTCTTTATTCGAGGACTCATGCGTCGGATGTTCCGCAAGTGGATCGAGGCGCATGTGGTTTACGCTGACATGCCCGCAATGCTTCCGTCACAGCTTCCTCGCGTGCTGGGGTCGTACATTTTCCGCGCACGCGGCTGGGACTGGGTTGATCCGACAAAGGACGTGACGGCAAATATCGACGCGCTGCGAACCAAGCAGACATCGCTTGCACGTGTCGCAGCGCAACGTGGCATCGACCGGGATGAATTGTTGATGGAGATCAAGGAGGACGCCGAAGCTGCCGCCGCTCTTGGTTTGACCTTGACATACGACGATGATACAACGCAGGCGAGTGATCAGGAGCAACCCGATGACAACCCAGACACGTGAGGGCCGCATTGGCGGCGTCCGAGCGGGAACAGACGGTGGCACCTACGTGTTCCCGCTGTCGTCAGAGGCGCCGTACCGCAGGTACGACGGTCTTGAGATATTGTCGCACGACGATGCTGCGGTCGATCTGTCATGGCTGAACAGTGGCAACGCGCCACTGCTCGACACGCACTCGCGACATGAACTTCGGAACCAGATCGGCATTGTCAGTCGCGCATGGTTGGAAAACAAAAGAGTATATGTCGAGGTCAAGTTCTCAAATCGCCCCGAAGGTCAGGCGATCAAGCAGGATGTTGACGACGGCATCATTCGAAATGTCTCGGTCGGATACGAAATCCACAAGGTCGAGCGCGACGAGGATTCAGAGGAATATCTCGTCACACGTTGGACGCCAAAGGAGGCATCTTTCGTACCGGTCCCTGCTGACATGACTGTCGGAATGGGTCGATCCGCAACAGTAACCAAGGAGGGTCACATGCCCGCAACTGAGACAGAGAATACACCCTCGCAAATGCCGGGTGTGGTGACAGAGGACCAACGTGCGGAAGCACTTGAAACCTCGATCAATGAAATCAGCGCGCTTGCTGAACAGCACGCACGCGGCGATCTGGCGCGTGCGTTCACTGAGTCCGAGATCCGCAGTGGCCGCGTTCCGTCGCTTGCTGTGTTCCGGGGCATCATGCGCGCCAATTTGCCCGAGCACACGCCGCTGCGCAACGAGGACATCGGCATGTCCGCTCACGAGACTCAGCGGTTCTCGCTGACCAACGTGATGCGCGCCATTGCTGACAACGACTGGCGCAACGCAGGGTTTGAGCAGGAAGCGATCTCCGCTGCTGTTGAAGCAGCCGGTCGCGACAGCAAGCATGGCGGTGTGATCATCCCGTCCGAAGTGATGCGCAACTGGGGCGACTTCGCTGACGCAGACGGTGTGCAGTATCGGGGCAACGAGCAAGCTGTTCGGGCTGCAATGGCAACCAGCGGCAACGCAAACGTCCTGACCACGGATCACTTGGCCGCACGGTTCATCGACAACCTCCGCAACGAGTCCGCGTTCCTGCGCGCTGGTGCGACGATGTTGACCGGGCTGGACAACGATGTTGAGATCCCCGGCGGTGATCAGAACATTGCTGCCGCATGGCTCGCGTCCGAAGATGCGGACGTTGCGGAGAGCGTGCCGACGTTCCGCAAGGTCACGATGTCGCCTCACGATCTGGGTGCGTACACTGACGTGACACGTCGGATGTTGCAGCAGTCCACCATCGCGATGGAAGCGTATATTCGGATGCAAATGGTTGATGCGGTTCGCATCGCAATCGACCTTGCCGCTGGGTACGGATCGGGCGCTTCGGGTGTTCCCGAGGGTCTGGCAAACACCACAGGCATCGGGTCTGTCACGTTTGCTGCGGCTATTCCGACACGCGGTGAAATCATCGACCTGCGGACGGCCATTGCTGAGACGAACCGTGGTCGTGGCGTCACTTACATCTCCAACAGTGAGATGGTCGGTGATCTGCAACAGACCAAGGTCGATGCTGGTTCAGGCATCTTCCTGTTGGGTGACGATGCGTCTCGACTGGTTGGCAACAGCTTCATCGAGTCGAACCAAGTCACGAGCGGCGACTTGTTTGCGGGCGTGTTCTCCGACATGCTGATCGGCATGTGGGGTGGCCTGGAACTGGCGCGCAGCACCGAGGCGAAATTCCTCTCCGGTGGTCTGCGGTTCCGCGTGATCCAGACGGTCGATGTGGATTTCACCCGCGTCGGTTCGTTCGCTCTGGGCAACGACACTGTGTAAGTGAAAATGGCGGGGCTTGACTGTCCCGCCACCACCATCAACTCAAGGAAAATCACATGAAACCTGAATTTGAAGATAAGACGAAGCCGAACCTCAAGGTGCTGCAAGAGTTCCGGATCAAGGGTGCGGCGCAACCAAAGGGCTCGGTCATTGCCAAGTCAGCGTTTCCCGCGAAACAGGACTGGATGAATCTGCTGCACATGGCAAAGCCGCGCGTTGAAGAAACAGCGGACAAGGTTGCCAAGGCAAAAGCGATGCCGGGAACCTGAGCGGTGCCGGGGTCATTCATACAGAACGACCTGGATGTCATGCTTGTCTCGTCAGATTTTGGCGAGACAGGCGCGACATATAAAGGTTCCCCTGTGCAGGGCATCTTTGACGACGACGACGTTGAGGCGACACTTGGTGAGGGTGTCAGTCAGATCATCGCGCAGCCGACGTTCACCGGCAGGACCACAGATTTCCCGAGCATCGCTGACGACGATGCTATGGTGATCCGTGGCGAAACGTTCACGGTCAAGAACTGGAAGCGTGAGGATGTGATCATCACGCTGTATTTGGAGCGAACCTAATGGCCCATGTCCGGACGCAGATCCGCAACCGGTTTAAGACGGTGCTGGATGGCGCGCTGCCTGCGTCATACAGTGTGTTTGCGTCACGCAAGTACGCATGGAACACCAAGACGGGTCAGACGATTGTGGACATGCGGTTCCTCAACGACCAGACCCGTGAGCGTGAGACAATGGGCGATGAGCGTATCCATGTTGCCAGCCTCTACATTCGAGTACAGCGTGCGCTGGAAGAGTCCCAACTGGACACCGCGCTGGATGACGATGAGATCGCGATAGTCGCCGCAATCGAAGCCGAAAACTGGCTCGATCTGCTCGAAGAAGATCCCGAGTTGTTGCAGGTCAACTTCGCGGACGATGCCGAAGGCGGGCGCGCTATCGGTGCGATTGTGTTGCGGTATGATGTTGAGTATCGTATCGACAAATCTGACCCTGAAACAAGGATTGCGTAATGACACGTTATAAGGGACACGAGGGTGCTGCGACTGTCGGCGCTTCCAGCATCGGAGAGATCGAGTCGTTCGACATCGAAATCTCCGTCAATGAACTCGACGCAAACGTCATGGGCGTCGGTTGGACCGATGTAGAGGCGGGGCAGAAAAGTGCCAGTGGCTCGATCACGGTGCTTCGAGACACGGCTGACGCTGGGCAAGCGGCGCTGGTGGTGGGCGGTGACGGCGTGTCGCTGACTCTGTTCACCGAAGGCAACACGTCCGGTCTGACGGAGATCACCGGGACGTTCATGGTCACGTCAGAGGCGATTTCGACCTCAGTCGGTGACATTGTGAAAACGACATACCAAGTGCGGAACAAAGGCACTGTGACCGTGGGGAGCGTAACGTAATGGCCGACATCATGTCACTCATCAAGGATGAGATCCGAGCATACGGTCGAACCGAATGGGTGGGTGAGATCAGCGGGACTCAGGTCACTCTTTACTCAAAGCCGTTGTGTGCCGCTGATAACGCAAAGGTGCTTCGGAAGTTCCCGTACTTCAACACCAACATGAACTATGGCGGCATGGTCGAGTACATCTTGATCAAGGCAGAGGGCGTTGACGGAAAACCCGCGTTCGTTGCTGATCGGGATCGACCGCTGCTGAACCGATGGTCACAGGATCGCGTTTCGGAAGTGTTTCAGGCACTGTTCGGTGATCAGCTTGACGATGTTGACGATGATGAGGACCGCGTGGGAAACTGATTCGCGACCAGTCGCTTATGATCTGCTTCCGACTGGCCGAGGTGTTGAAGCAGGACATAGGTGACGTGCTGAACTGGCCGACAGATAAGGTCAAGTGGTGGGTCGCATACTTCGAAGCCAAGGAACGGATTCGCGATGACCACAAAAAACGTTAATCTAGTCTTTGCCGCGCAAAACAAAGCCGGTCCCGCAATGAAGGGTTTTCAGCGGGATCTGCACAAATCACGTGACGCAATCAAGACAATGCAGCCGCTGCAAGCGTCGTGGAACCGGGGGCTCAACGCCAACCGCCGCATGGTGCAGCAGCTTGGCTTCCAGCTAACCGACTTTTCAACACAAATTGCAGGCGGTCAGAGCGCAATGCTGGCATTCATCCAGCAGGGTGGTCAGATGTTGCAGTTCTTCGGCCCGTTCGGTGCGATGGCTGCGGCTGCGCTGGCTGTGTTT